TTCTCTTTCATCCTGCGCCCCTTTGAGACGGCGGCGCAATAAAGCGCCGCCCCCCCTTAGTTGATGATCTGCACCACCGACGATGCGTCGTTGCCGTTGCTCGGGCCGTAGCGCCCCACGCCAAGAACGACGCAGCTGCCGGGACCGCCGGTCGTGTTCCCGGTCACCATAGTGGCGCGCACATAGCGCTTGCCGTTGGCAATCAGGTCGGCCGACTTCACTCCGATGACAATCTGCTTGTTGTCGTTGGCCGAGGCCGAAGCCGCCAGCTGGGTCGCCTGCTTGCCGGTGATGTCGGCGGTGTTCGAAGTGCCGTCTGAGTCGCACGTCTCGACGCCGCAGTCGATGGTCTCGTTCGCCATGTCGCCCAAGGCGAACACGAAGATCAGGCGATCCCATTTCGATACGTCGATGGCGCCGCTCACCTTCTGCGTGTTGGCGACCGTTTGCGGATTGATGACGCCGACCACTGCCAGCGATTCCGCGAGAGAAGATCCGTACATGATGCGCTCCTATGGAGATTGATCAGGAGCCGCCCCGAAGGGCGGCGGAACCGGGTTAGCGCGTGGCAAGCGCGACGAAATGCGAGAGCGTGTTGCTGCCGCTCTTGCGGCTGATCGGAGCCGAGAGCCACGGCTGACCACCGACGCGGAACGTCCAGCGGAATGCGGTGAGCCCCTGGTCGAACCACAGGTGCATCGACATGTCGGAGCGGATGCCGCCGGCTTTGTACGGCGCGAAGTAGCCGGGCAGATACGCCAGGATGATGTCGCCCGTGTCGCCCACTGTCGCGCATGCCTCGGTCGCGATGATCGGGCGCCCGAGCAAAGTCCCGGTCGTCGGATCGAAACGCAGACCACCTTCCGGGACGAGACCGGAGACGCCGGCTGCGATGCCTGCCGAGCCGACCGCATCCTTGAACGTCAGATTGACGTTGTAGAGTTGTGGCTCGATGTCCTGGTTGATCAACCAAACCGCACGCTTGCGCGCGTAGTCCGGCATCCGCGAGAACATCTTGAGCAGGTTCTGCGCGACGATGGTGTCATTCGCCTGCGATCCCTCCTTCGCCACCGTGACGAGAGACGGCGAATTCATGATGCCGAGCATCTGGCCGGCAGCGCCCGTGCCGTTGATGATTTCATCGTTGATCTTGAAGTTCATCTTCTCGCCGGCCTTGGTCGTCAGGATCCGCGAGAGGATCGTGGCGTCCTGCAGGAGGTGGTCCGTGACCGGGACGAGTGCGTACATTTCCTCGACGCGGACCGTGACCTCCTTCAAGGCCAGCTTCGATTGCGTCATCGTGCCGGCTTCGGCGCGTCGGTAGACCTGCACGCCACCGCTCGATCCCCATGCGGGATCTTCGTCGGTCGGCACGATCACGAGATTGCTCTCGGTCGGCATGCTGTCGCAGCGGCCCAACATGTTGTCCTCGGCCAGCACGAGCGACTGGATCGCAGTCTTGAACTCGGGCGGCACCGCGAACCCGCCATCCGCGCCCACGCCCTCGGTCGAGTACGTGGTGGCAGAAGCGTTCAACAGGCGCTGATCGGTGCGCGTGCCCTGAACGTGGTTCTTGATCGCCTGCGCGAAGTCGCCCAGCGTGTTCCAGCCCCAGCGGCCACGCTCTTCCGGAGTCTGGATGCGAGTGTTGCGCAGGCCGTCATCCGGCTGGCGAGCCTGGCGCGGCTCCGCGTTGCGCGGCTGCGGCGCTTGCGGCTCGGTCACGCGACCCCGGGACTGGCTCGCGCGTGCGTTCTGTGCCTGTGCGCGTTCCAGCAGCGTGATCTGCCGCTCCACGCCATCGAACTCGTTGGTGATCTGCTCGAGCTCGGTCTGTTCCTGCTCGGTCAGTTCTCGGCGCTCGGACTCCGCTTGGTTGCTGATCGTGGTGGCTTGGTTGCTCAGTTCGGCCAACCGTGCCCGCAGTTCTTCGAGATTCATGGTGCTCTATCTCCTTGGGACGAAAAAAAACCGCCCGGAGGCGGTTTGGTTTGGCGGGCACGGGCCCTATGCGGATTTCATCCGCAATTCTGCTCGGCGGCGCATGTCTGCGATGCGCGGCGCAAATCTGTTCAGCGCGTGGAACGGGACGACGTTGCGGGCGTTGATGAGCGCCTTGATCTTCGGCGGCACGCGCTGGAACTTCGTCTGGTCGAAGCAGGCGGCGACCGCAAGCTCGCCAGTCACGGAGTCGGCAAAACCTGCCTCCACGGCTTCTGCCGCGGTAAACCACGTCTCATCGTCCATCATCGCCTCGATTCGCCCTGCGTCGATGCCGGTGCGTTGGACGTAGGTGTTGACCAAACCGACTTTCGCTTGATCCATCAGGTCTGCCGTCTCGCGAAGCACACCAGAATCCCCGAACGCAGCGCCTTGCGGGTTGTGGATCATCATCATGGCGTTCGATGCGATACGGATCTCGTCGCCAGCCATTGCAATGACAGAAGCGGCTGAAAGCGCCATGCCGTCCACATCCACCTCTATGCGCGCCGGGTGCGACTTCAGCAGGTTGTACATCGCGATGCCGTCGAACATGACGCCACCGGGGCTGTTCACCCGAACTCGGATCAGATCGACCTGGCCGAGATTCTTTAGGTCGTCTTTGAAATTGTTGGCCGAGATGCCATCGCCCCAAAAGTTCGCGCCGATCTGGTCGTAGATGTAGACCTCGCCCGTGCGCTTGCCGGCGTTGCGGACCTGGTAATTGATACTCACGATGCCTGCTCCTTCGCGTAGGCGATGACGCGCAGCAGCTGCGCGTTCTGTGGCGGCTGCTCTTCGTCTTGTGCGGTCGGCTCCTCGATCTGCGGCGGCGCTGGCGGCTGCATACTCTTCTCGGCCTGCTCGTACACCTTGTCGGCCGGAAGCATGTTTGCGGGCGACAGGTAGATGTCTCCCTCAGCGCCTATCGGATTCATGTCCTCAAGACGACGAATATCGTTCACAGAGAGAAATCCCCACTGTCGGCCGCTTGCGTAGGCCGCATAGCGCGCCGCGGTGTCGCCACGAAGCAGGCCGCCGACGTTGATCTTCGTGTAGACGCGCCCACGCGCGGCGGAGCCGATCAACTTGACGTTCGCCTCTTGCTCGAGGCGCGTGATCCACGGCACCAGGCAATCCGTGACGAACTCTATCGACTGGTGCTCGATGTTGTTGTTCGTGCTTCGCAGCAGATGCCCGATCTTGTGCAGCGGCACGCCGAACCAGCGGGCGATCTCCTCGACCTGCTGCTGGCGAGACTCATTGAATTGGCCGTCCTCGGGTGCGATGCTCGTCTGCTTCCACTTCATGCCCTTCGGCGTGAGAAGCGGGCGGCGGGCGTTCTTGGAACCGACGTAGATTCGACCAAGCTCCTCGCGAAACTCCTTCATCTGCTCGGGCGAGTAACTGACACCAGGCTCGACCTCGAACACGCCGGACGGCGAGGCGCCGTTGCCGAAGAACGCCGCGCCGAACTCCTCCATCGCCAATGCGAGCCCAATGGATTGCGTCGCCATGTTGATGAGGTTGTAGCCGGTCATCCCATCGCGGCCGAGCCCGTGAATATGGAACATGTCATCTGGCTGGACATCGGACGACGTGCCGTCGGTGTTGCGCACCCGGTAGACGAATCGACCATCCTCGTCGCGCGCTTCCTGCACGTTCACCGGATGGAGCAGATGCAGCCACAACGGACGATTCGCCATGTCGCGCTCTATCTCGGCATAGCAGTCGCCAAACGTCAGAGCGCACGCAACCATCGCCTCGCGCCACGCAAACGCGGTCATGTTCGGTGCGGATTGCGTGTGCAGCAGCCAGTTCGCCGGATGCGTCTCCAGCACCTCCCGCGAGTCGCCGCGCTTGATGTGGACCTGCCAAGGCAAGGCGGCGATGCTCTGCGAGATGACGCGCACGCAGGCAAAGACGGCGGAGCATCGCAATGCCGTGTTCTCGTCGACATGGACGCCAGAGGCATTGCGCCGGCCAATGAAGTCGGAGAAATAGCGATCCTCGTCCAGGTCGCCGTAGGCATTGCGCACGGCTTGGACGAATCGCTTGAGTGTCTTGATCACAGCAGCATGAATCCGTGGGTCTGTTCCTGTTCTGGCGCCACCATCGCGCGACTGATCGCCATCAGCAGGGCGATCGCTCCGTCGATCTTCTGTTCTGGCTTTTCCTTGACCGGGATGCCGATGCCGCTGCGCTCCTTTCGCACAACGTTGGAAACCATCCAAGTAAGGATTTCGTTTCCATCGTGGTGGAAGCGGCCCGCCTTGACCGCGGCCATCACCTCGTCCATCGCCTGCGACAATGTTGCGTGCTTGGCACCAGACATCTCGACGCACACAGCGCCATCTTTCGAGAGCTGGTGCGCAAGGTGCGTCGCCCTCCACGGGTCGTATGCGATCTCGCGCACGTTGACGCGCTTGGATATCGCGGTGACATCATCGCCGATGACGTCGAAGTCGATCTCTGCCCCATCCGTCACCGTGAGCAGGCCGGCATTGACCCACTTGCGATACGAGGTGTTCTTCGACTGCGCGATCGTGTCCTCGGGCAAGTAGTACCGCCCGAACACGTAGTAGTGCGTCTGATCGCCGAGCTGCTTGCGGAACAGTTGAATGTTCGCGGCGATGTCCAACTTGCTCGCGAGGTCTAGGGCGATCCAGCAATCCTCGCCAGCAAACTCGTCGATCGACAGGTCAGGATCTGCGCACAATGCCCAGGCCGGCATCGACATCCACGCCACCGACGCCGAGCACCAGACGTTCAGGTGCTTGGTCAGAAATCGATTCTGGTGCTGCGGCTGCAACACAGCCTCGCGCTGCCGCGCGAGCAGGAACTCGCGATCGACCGAGACGCCGAAGTTCGGATTCGCCTTCTCGAGCGCGGCCGGATCGGCCCAATCGTCGCCAGGTGCACCCTCGGCGGTCGGCATGTCGATCGAGTAGATGACTCCGAACAGGCCGTCATTCGGGATCGTGCCGTCCAGCATCTTGCGCACCTCGAGGTGCTTGTCATGGCACGGACCGGCCATGTTGACCCCGGCCGTCGTGATGATCAGCGCCAGCGGGTTCTCGCGCGCCCCCATGCCTGTGATCATCGTGTCGTAGAGCGCCGACGTCGGGTGCTCGTGGAACTCGTCGATCACCGCGCACGATGGCGATGCGCCGTCACCAGGGTTTCCGATCAGAGGCTCGAACCGAGACCCGTCGCCTGGGATGATGATCGACTTCGCGCAGACCTCGATTCCGCGCGCAGACAGCAATGCCGGCGTGCGCTCAGCCATCGTCTTGGCAGGTCGGAATACCTCCCACGCCTGCTTTTCCGTCGTGGCCCCCGAGTACACCTCGGCCCCGAACTCCCTGTCGGCCGCGAACATGTACAGGCCGACACCCGCCCCGATGACCGACTTGCCGTTCTTTCTCGGGACTTCGATGTACGCCTCGCGGAACCGCCTGCGGCCGCTCGGCAAGTACCAGGAGAAAATCGAGACGATGCAGAAGCATTGCCACGGCCGCAGCCGAATCGGCTCACGATCGCGCGCCCACTTGCCCTTGACGTGCGGCAGCGCCTCGATGAACTTGCAAACCCGCTCGCCTTCCTCGGGTCGCCAGACAAGGTCGTCCTTGCGCGCCTTGTCGACGAAGTGCCGCTCGCATGCCTGGCGCACCCACGCGCAGGCCACGATGTCGCCGGCCACCACATCGCGCGCGTACTGCTCCGCCGCCTCGACGTGAGGCAGCGCCCGCTTAGCCATGATGCGCTACTGCAGCAACTCTTCGAACGGGTTCACGTCTTTTTTCGGCTTCGCCGTGACGCGAGAACGATCGGCAGGTGTCATGCCGAAGGACGCCAGAATCGTGCGCAACTGGGCGTACTTCGCTGGCGCGAACTTTCGAGGCGCAGAACGAAACTCGTCGATGAGCGCCACGGCGATTTCAACCGCATGGCGATCAGCCCGCGTTATCACGCCATCGTGCGCCATCGCAACGAACTCGACCCATATCGCCTTCTGTCGCTCGCTCATCCACTCGGATGGGTCGCCAACCGGCTCGTCGGTCTGCGGCTCATGCTGGCGCCCCGCATACCGGCCAGGATCGTGGGCGAGCGCCCCTGTCAACTCCAGGAGCGCGGTCGGCTTTCTTGGTTGTGGCATTTCACAGTCCGGGATTTTGAACGGCGGACGCAAAAATTGAGGCTAATGTGCGGTGTTGCGCACTCCAAATGCTTAAGGATTTCATGCCCCTATCCCACATTCCTCGCGCAATGTCTCGGTCCTATTTCACATCATGGAATGCGCTGTCGTTGCGTGCAATCTTCCTTCCGAAGCCCACCGTCCGCGCCGTCTTGGCGTCGTGACAGGGCTTGCACAGGGATTGCCAGTTCGACTCGGACCAGAATCGCGCCTGGTCGCCGTCGTGGTCTCGGATGTGATCCACCACGCCTGCCAGCGTGACTCGCCCCTGCGCTTGGCACTGCACGCACAGCGGATGCTGCTGCAGGTAGAGCAGCCGCGCTTTGCGCCAGCGTGCGCCGTAGAGCGAGCGCGCTGCCTTGTCCCTGGTCCGGTCGTACGTCGCTCGCGTGTATGCGAGGTGCGTCGCGCAGTAGCCAGACCGCTGCACCAGGGCGCTACACCCTGGATAGCGACACGGCTTGTACGACGCTTGCGGCATAATCCTTGTCTCGACCAACGGAGGACTACATGCGCGCCATGCTGTTGCTGCTACCGCTGCTCACAGGATGCATCACGCAGTACGTGAGACCCGACACCACCGACGCACAGCGCCAGCGTGACCAGGCCGAGTGCTCGTATGAGGCGCGCAAGGCCACTGCCGGGATCCTCAACAGCTTTCAGGCTGGATGGGAGCAGGGCTCACTAGAGCGGCAGTGCATGTCCCTGCGTGGGTACGAGCAACGCTAGAAAAGCAAAAGCCCGAGGGGTCGCCTCGGGCTTTTGTCGGCCGCTTCGTTTTCGCAGCCCTCATAAATAGCGAGGCCCGAAATCCGCTAGGACTCGGGCCGGGTGAATGGTGCGGAATGTACGCGCGCGGTCGCGCGGTGTCAACGACTTACGGAACGCCCTTGCGCACCAACCACCGCGACAG